TGAACCCAGTCTGACGGGCCCTGGTGGCGCTCCTGGGTATGTGCCTAATATGCACGTCGACGCGGTAAGAGACCGGTTTATTGCCTTGGTGCAAGCATTCGGCGCACGGTTCAACGACAACCCCTACCTGGAGGCCGTGGTTATACCAGAGGCAGCTATAAAAGAGCCAGCAGGGGCTGTAGGTGCCGCTGTTCAAGATTTCGACCCGCCCGGTGCCGCACCAGTCATACACATAACCCGACCAAACACCGATGGCGGCAGATGGGTGGATACGGATGCCTGGTTCGCCAACATGACTCTTGGCTGGGCCGCTGCTAAGGCTGCACTGACTAACATCCAATGCGCACAATGGATAAACGCGGACCGGGGCGACATGCAGGACAGCAACGAACAAGGCTTCGTCCCAGACATCAGAGCGTATGGTGTCGGCCTAGGTATGCCTGACGGCGCAGCGGATGAGAGAGCGTTTAATTTCAATCCTACGAACGCTCCCTCAACCGGACGAGGTAACATTTACTTGTGCCAGCAGGCAGGCGGTCAGGCTATTGTCATGGTACACGCATCCAAGCCCGCGCTGGAAGGCTCTGTTATTAGCGAGACACAGACTGTTGCAAATGCATCTCCTGGTCAATACGCCTACCCCGGTCAAGCATGGACTCGACAGCAGATCAGCACGTGGGCTAAAAACACCGTCGGCGTAACGCATATGCTCTGGGCGCATAACACAGGCCAGCATGTTGAAAATACCACATACGCGGGGCAGAATTACAACACCGTAACCGATGCGCACATCGCCAATGGTGCCGCCGACATAACCACTGTAACGACTCGCCCTACTGGATGGTAACCTAGACAATGTCAACAGACGAATCTTCACTCGACATGTCGTACCTGCTTGAGCGGGTACGCGAGCTCAAGGATGAGAAGGCGCAGCGCGATGCTCAGCGGTTCGAGGCATTGTGCAAAGCCATCTCCAAGAAACGGGATGAGGCAGTCAAGTACCGTAAGTCGTCAGGTATCGAGCAGGTGTGGCAAGAGGACCAGGACTACTACGAAGGCGTGGACATGTTCAACCGGTCGCGCATCCGCTACAACAAGCCGTATGCGTCCGATGCGCCGCTAACCGAACAAGTACCGCAAACAACCACACAATGTACCGAATTCATAAACATAACCCGGCAGTTCGTCGACTCCGCTGAAGCACGCTGCGGGGACATCCTGTTGCCTCGTGGCGACTGGAATTGGGGTGCGAAGAAGACCCCAATCGGTGACGATGCAGCAACCAAAACCAATGGCGCACAGACCCCACAGGATGAAGCGCAGCAGGCTGATATAGCCCTGCGCAACGCCAAGGGCGAGCAGCGTATTAAAGACTGGCTGACCGAGACCGGATACGAGAGAGCATACCGTAAGGCTTTGGGTTCTGCTGCACGCATAGGCACGGGCATATTGAAAGGGCCATTCCCTAAAGTATATAAGACAAAGAGCGTCGACCAAGCGGGTGAGCTACTCGTCAGGGAAAAGATCGGCCCAGGCACCGAGTTCGTGGAGCCTGAGGATTTTTTCCCTGATCCTAATTGCGGCGACGACATACATAAGGGGCAGTTCGTACTCGAGAGGGGAGTGCTGTCCTACAAAGAACTGGAAGACCTCAAGCGCATGGGCGGTGAGTACATCGCCGAAGCAATCGATAAAGTATTGCAGGAAGGTCCAGGTAAAAGCTACGCTGATCAGAAGAAAGAGAGGGGCGAAAACGACCTGTTCGAGGTCTGGTACTTCACCGGCCTGATCGACATGAATGACATGGATCTGTTGGACGAGCGCTTCGCCAAAGAGATCACGATAGAAGCTGACGACGATGGTGTCAAGATATGTGGTTGCGATGAACCTGAAGAAAGAGGGAAGGACTTCCAATCGATCCAGGCAGTGATAATCAACGAGACCATCATCAAGGGCAACATGAACCCGCTGCAGGATGGCGGCTTCCCTTACGATGTACTGTGCTGGCAGAAGTCCAAAGGCCATTGGGCAGGCATCGGGGTGGCAAGACAGATGCGCGTTGCCCAGAAGATCATGCTCGACATGGGCAGGTCTCTCATGGACAACATGGCACTTGCGGCCATACCGATGATCGCTATCAAGCAGGGCGCAGTCGTGCCCGAGAATGGCATCATGGAGTTGAGCAAGGGCAAGCTTTGGTACCTCACTGATGATCAAATACGCACGATTCAAGAGGCTATCCAGTTCCTTGTAGTCCCTAGCATGCAGAAAGAAATCATGGAAATCATGTTACTTGCGGGCAAGATGGCAGAGGATGCCACGGGCGTGAATGCGCTGCTGCAGGGTGAACAAGGACAAGCGACTGAGACCGTAGGCGGCATGAACATGCTGCATAAGAACGCATCGGCATTGCTGAGGCGTGTGGCAAGGATCTGTGACGACGACGTGACAGAACCCCACATAACCCGGTACTACGATTGGCTCTTGATGTACGGAGAACCAGACGAGAAAGGTGACTTGAAGGTCGAGGCCACAGGATCGTCGGTACTGGTTGAGCGCGAGCTTGAAGCAATGCAAGCGCAAATACTTCTGCAGTTCTCACAAGATCCGGAATACGGAATCAACAAGAGTGCAGTAATGCGCCGGATCACTAAAGGCTGGGGCTTTGAGCCTACCGAGATATTCTACTCTGAAGAAGAGATGAAGAAACGGGCAGAGGCCGCAGCACAGCAACCGCAGCCACAAGATCCACGGATCGAAGCCGAGAACATCCGGGCACAGACTGCCTTGGCGATAGCCGACAAGCGGTCGCAGGACAACGCCCTGAAAGTGCAGAAAGACACGGATAGAGACGCGGTGTACTCAGCCGGGGTAGCAGAGCGCAACCAGATGACATATCAAGCGCAAATCGACAAGCTACAACTCCAAGAACGCTTGGCTTTGATGGAGTACGCGAACAACGAAAAAATAACACTGGCGCAGGCTAAGGTACAATTAGCTGAAGCAGCAATGAAGATTAACGCAACCAAGGAGTTGGCAAGTATGGAGGCTAGTGCAAGCAGGTTACCTAAGCCCCCGGTCGAACCCCCAGGTCGTGCGAAAAAAGGTAAGAGCTTCACACAATGAAGACCGAACCAGCACTAAGATTATCGGAGCAAGAGAAGGGGTCTCAGCTATGGCTGAAGATCAAAGAACACCTTGAAAATCTGAATGATAGAGACCGCAGGCGCAATGACGATACGTCTCTGACTGAGGAAGAAACAAGGGTATTAAGATGTACGATAAAGGCAAGAAAGGAAATATTAAACTTAGATTTTTAATCCACGACCTACGGGCCGAATAGGAGCAACAAATGGCAAACGAACCAACGCAAGACGAAGTAAATGCAATTATTGAAGAAGCAGCTCAGAACGAACTAGCCCGTATAGCCGGGGTTCCTGAGCCTGAAAAAGCACCTGAAACAACCTCGGCCCCGAGTGAGCCTGCAGGACAAACAGGTGAACAGACCCAGGAGGCTAAGGAACCCTCGTTAGCGGAACAGATCAACGAGCTGAGGGAGCAGAACAAGCAATTAAGAAAACACATCGATACGACGTATGGTCGGCACGGCCAAGAGGTACAGTTCATTAAACGACGCCTGGAACAAGCACCAGCCCAGTCAGCGCCGAACTTTAATGAAGTATTCAGCCGACTGAACATTGACGACCCAGCGTTTGCAGAATTGAAGACTGAGTTTCCGGAGTTAGCAGGCCAGTTTGTGACCGCGCTAAACAAAGCTCTGATCAGAGAGGAAGCAGCGAAGCAACAACAGGAAGCCGGGGTTAACCTCCCGACAGCCGAAAACGAAACACAGCAAGAAGCTCAAGTAACCGAGCAGCCAGCAAGTGATCCAGCGATATATGAGATCGCAATGGACACACTGCAGACGAAGCACCCCGACTTCTTGGAGTTGGCGCACTTCTCAGCGGAACAGTTGGCACCCGGCATGGTGAGTGTGAAGTGGAGTAACCCAGCGTTTGGCGCATGGCTAGACACAATGCCAAGTGATGTTAAAGAAGCGGTATTAATCGGAGGCTCGGTCGAACACCCAAGCGCCGCTCAGATACTACGAATCAGCAACATCATGACAGAGTTCAAGCAACATGAAGCGAAAGCGGATACGACCACTGAAGCGGAAACAGTAACTAAGCAAGAGAGTAAACCGAAGCCTAAAGTGGATCTGAATAAGACGCTGATGCCCTCGAGCAGACAGTCAAACAAGGTAGCATTGACTGACGAAGAAATAATCGAAGCGGCAAAACAAGCGGAACTTAAAAGGGTCATGAATGGCGGTTAATCTCTCCCGAATAATTTAAACATTTAGGAGTAGTTAGAAATGCCTATTAATCAATATGGATTACCAGCGGATCGTATCGGTAAATCGTTGGGTCGTATCATCGGCCACGCGCAACCAATGATCGTGTTGGGTACCTTGGGTCAGAAAGATAATCGCAAGCGTAACACTGGTATCAAAACCGTGTATCGCCGGATCCTACCTAAAGGCGCGACAGCAGCCAACCCAAATCAGTTCTTCCAGAACGGAACAGGGGACCGCACTGCCGCTTACGCAGCGCAACATCAACTGGCCGACGGCATTATGCCAATGGCTGAAACGATTTCCGTACAGGACATCGAGGTAGATCAAAAGCAATTCGGTATGGTGTACGGTTTCACAGACCGCACCAACGACTTGTCCGAAGATCCGATTCCTGAAGAGCAAGAGAATCTGCTCGGCGAACGTATCGGTCTAGTGCGTGAAATGGTACTGTTCGGCGTGCTGAAAGGTTGTACCAATAAGTTCTACGGCGGCACAGGAACTTCCCGTGGCACTGTGAATGGTGTACTGACCCTTCAACTGTTACGCCGCATTGAGCGCAGTTTGAGAGCCAATCACGCGATGCCAGCACGCAAGTTGCTGCAACCAGTGAAAGCCTCGGGCAATTACAACACAGCCCCAACCGATGCCTGCTACCCAGTGTACATCAGCTCGGATCTGGCAAGTGATGCCCGCGACCTGCCTAAGTTCCTCGAAGTAGCCAAGTACGGCGAATCGATGAAAGCAGTGGCAGGCGAGATCGGTGCATGCGAAGAATTCCGATTCATCGTATCGCCTGAGTTGGTCGCTGTTCAAGATTCCGGAGCCGCTGTTGCCGGTTCAGTACCAGCGTTACTTTCCACGACAGGCACCAATGCTGACGTGTACCAAGTAATCGTGGGCTCTGCCGAAGCATGGGGGCACCTGGGCTTGAACATCGGTGCTGATGACATCTCTCTGGTTCCGGTCAACCAACGCGATA